CCTTCACGGTCCCGGCGATGCTGGTGACCGGCTCCATCAGCCACTGCCGCAGCTCACGGACGGCGTTGATCTGCTCGTCGGTGATCGCGTCGCGCGGCCCGGTCGCCAGCGTGCAGGAGTAGTAGGTGGAGTTCCCGCCCGGCTGCGCCGCCTGGGTCCTGAACAGGCCGCGGCCCTCCAGCACGTGCCCGTGCGGGCAGGCCATGAACGAATATCCGATGTCCACCCAGCCCCGCGAGGAGCCGGTGTGGAACTTGCGGGTGGCCTTCCAGTACGCGATGCACGCCGAGTGCGGCTTGTTGGCGAGGTTCTGGTTCGCCGAGTCGTAGTGGATGACCAAGCCCGACTTGGGGTCGGCGTAGCCCGCCGGGGACGCCCCCCACCCGAGGTCGGCCCGGGACACGAACTTGCTGGGTCGAGGCATGCGATCTCCACATTCACGGGGTCGAGGCGGGTTCGCCAGCCGGGCCGGGTGGCCCGGAGGGGCCAGGAGGCCCTGGTGGTCCTTGGGGTCCGGGCGGGCCCTGCGGGCCAGCGGGTCCGGTTTCGCCTTGCGGCCCTTGAGGGCCAGCGGGACCTTCAGGTCCGGCGGGCCCTTCCGGGCCGGGTTGGCCGTCGGCCCCGTCCTCGCCGGCCGGTCCGCGGTCGCCATCCGATCCGTCGCGGCCGTCGCTCCCCGGTGCCCCGGGAGGCCCGGTCGGCCCAGGCGGGCCTTGCAGCGGCGCGGGCGCCGGGGTCGCCACCGGGGTCCCACCGAGCTCCTGCACCTGCTGGGACAGCGCCTCAGCGTCCGTGCGCAACTGGGAGATCTGGTGAGCGTTGACCTGGAAGACGTAGCCGATGGCCAGGGCGACGCCGAGTACGGAGAGGAAGTAGAGCCCGAGCCGAAGCATCTCCGCGGCGCGCGGTCGCGGCTTTCTCCACCGGGGCGTCACGGCGCTGCTCCGCTACCGGTGAGAATCGGCAGGATCGTGTTGAGCAGGAACAACGCAGTCGGGATGGCGATCGCGGTGATCCACCACCGCCGGTCCACGATTCTCTGCTTCTCTGCTTCCTTCGACTCTTGGCGGGCCTGGGCGAGGTCGGCTTTCTGCTCGACCAACTCGGCGCGCAGCGACCCGATCTCCAGCGTGTACACCTGCATCGGGACGTACTGGGTCTGCGCTTCCCGCTGCCTGTCCTCGATGCGCGCCAGGGCGCGGGCCAGCTCGCCCAGCGTCATCTCATCCACGCCCGCCTCCTCTTTGGTGCTTCCTACTCGTTGGGCGGTGGGCGCCACGAGTCGTCGATGGGCGGCGGCGGAGGCGGTTCTTCGATGCCGCCGGGGTCGGCCGGCGGGGGCGGCTCGGGCAGGTCTGGCGGGTCCTCGGAACCCAGGTCGGGAATGTCCAGGCCGGGGCCGTCGCCAGAAGGCGGGGGCGGTTCCTCGGGCGGGGTCTCCGGGTCGGGTTCGGTCACGGTGCCTCCTACATCAGGGGCTCGACGATGATGGAGTTGTCGTAGCCCAGGTCGAATCGGATGTCGCTGTCGGCGTCGGTGCCCCAGGTCGCCGCCGAGCCGGACGCCCGCCACGCCGGGGTGAGCGTGTAGTCGGCGTTCGCCGCCAAATGCAGGTACACCGCGGTCTGCTGCTGCACCCCGTAGGTGTTGGTGGTGCCCTCGAACTGGCGGGCGCGCACCATCGCGGCGCGGGCGAGCTCGGCGGCCACGGTGGACCCGCCGGACAGGCGGAACCCCACCGCCAACGTCGACCCGCCGGTGGCATTGTTGATCCCGCACATGGTCACGGTGATCCGCACCCACCCCGACCGGCCCGTCCGGAACGACATCGCCGGGTACTGGCCAGAAGTGAAGTCCGTCCACACGCCGTTGTTGCCCGACCCGGTCGGCTGCGCGGCGAGGCTGGTCCGCACGGGCTGGTGGGCGGGCGCGTACAGGGTGTGGGTCGAGGCCAGCGCCACCGACCCCCGCTCGATGGTGTTCACGGTCGACCCGTCGAACCCACCCGCGAAGCTGTGGTCCTTGGCGTTGTGGTAGGCCGTCGTCGTCGGCGCCCCCGCGTTCGCCCCGGTCAACGTGATCCCAGCGCGCTTCGTTGCCCCTGTGCCCGACGTGGTGCGCGGCGCGATGACCTGCGCTGCGGGTACGTTCGCCGACGTGGTCGTCAGCGCGTACAGCACTCCTTCGGCCTGCGGGGTCCCGTCCGGCTGCGGTGGCGGCATCATCAGCATCTGCGCCGTGTCGGCGCGGGCGTCCAGGTGGATGCTCGCACCGTCGGTGGACAGCATCGACAGGGTCGCTCGGGTGTCGTCGGCGGTCACGCTCATCTGCGACGCCGTCGGGCTGTCGCGCTGGGAGCGGACGACGAAGCGGGCGTTGTCGGTTGAGGCCGCCCCCGCCACCCCTGGGCTCGCCGTGTCGGCGTTGTCGCTGCTCAGGGTGAACGTCACCCCGGTCGGGAGGGCGACGAACCCGGCGCTGGCCGCCGCCGGGTCGGAGACGTCGGAGAACGCCGCGAACTCGGCGAGGTCGGCGGTCGCCCGGACTTGGGCGTGCGTCTGGTTGGGGGCGGTCATAGAGATCAGTGCGCGGGTGGCATCAGCGTCGATCTGCCCGACCGCTCCGGGCAGGGCGCCGATGACCATGGAGGAGCCGACGATGGTGGACGCGGTGATCGTCCCGGAGAAAACGGCGTTGCCGGAGCTGTCAATGGCGAAGATGAGCTCATTGCCGGTGTTGTAGCCGCGCAGCCCGTCCTGGTCCAGCTCCACCCGGGCCGCGCCGGGGATGCCCGCGATGATCGTGGACGCGAGCACGAGGATCGCCTCCAGCTTGTCCGCCTCGACCGCGCCCGCGGCGATGATCGGCGCCGTCACGCTCCCCACGGTCAGATCCGCGCCGTCCACCTGCAACGGGGTGGCCGCGGTCTCCGCCGAGGGGATGCCCTGTACGCCGCCCGTGGTCACCGGCACCAGCCGCACGTAGTGCTCGGTGTAGGGCAGCGGGACGACGGGCAGCATCCCGCCCTCCCCAGTGCGGCGGATCGACCCGACATAGGTGTCCGCGCTGGGTGAGAAGCCCGACGTGGTGCTCACGTGGACGGCCATGTGGTCGAAGTCCGGCGGCAGCGTCAAAGCGTTGGCCAGGGCGCCGTCCCACGTCACCCGCAACCCGCCCAAGCTCGGGGTCACCGAAGGCGCCGTCGGGGCCGACACCGGGTCCCCGCCCTCGGTCACCACCGCGGCGGCGCCGTCCACCCACCCGATGCGCAGCCGGCGCGCCCCCGTCTCCGGGTCGCGCACCTCCAGCGCACCGGTGTCGATGGACGAGCGGCCGAGCTGGGGGGTGCGCTGGGCGCGCGCCACCCGCGACAGCTGGGCCTGGGTGCGCACCAGCTCCCGGCTCAGGTCCGCGATCGCGCGCCGCGTCGCCTCATCCACTGCCACCTCCCGCGTAGGTGAACCCGTCACTGCGGGAGCAGGTGACGGTGATGGTGTCGGTGTCGGGGGACAGGTCATAGCCGGTGATGCGCACCCACATGGACGTGGGCTGCCACCCGGCCGTGGTCTGCACCAGCACATCGTCGCCCACCGCGAACGAGCCGATGGGGGCGTTGGGGTGGTCGAGCAGGGTGAAGGCGGTGATGTCTGCCAGGCGGGAGGCACGGCCCAATTCAGCATCGGCGACGGCCCGCAGCGCAGCCGCGGTGGTGACGTCGGAGGCGTCCACCGGACGCACCCGCCGCAGCCGCCCGTCGCGCTGGGACACGCTCTGGCGGAGCTGCTTGGAGCCCTCCCCGGCGCCGTAGGCGGTGACGGCGTTGGCGAAATCCTCGCCGCTGCGCCGCAGGGTGACGAGTTCGGTGATGTTCTCGCCCTCCACGAACCGCCGATCACTGCGCCGCCCCAGCCGCGGGTAGCCGCGCTCCAGGCGCATCCGCACCTGCTCGCGGGCGGCATCCGCCCACTCCCACCGCTCGCGGTAGTCGATCGGGACCTGCTGGCAGAGTTCGTCGACCTTCGCACCCACCTCGACGTCGCCCCACCACGGCAGCTCGTACTGCCAGTACACCTGCTTGCCGGTGGCCGCGGCCGGCTTGCGGTACCCGGTCGGGGGGACCCGGTCAATGGGGATCGGGGGGTCCTCCACCTCGCCCGCCGGCCCCAGGGTGCCGTCGTCGTTGATGGCTCGGGCGTTGTGCCAGGCGCCGAGCCGGTAGGGGGTGGACAGCGGGTCCAGGACCACACCAAGGCTCCCGTCGGGCTGGGCCTGGAGGTGGTCCCACAGGGCCTGCATCACCACCGCCGGATCCACACCGTCCCCGGTGGCCCCGTTGGTGGGTCCGCCCCACGTCAGGGTCGAGGCGAGCGGCTGCCCGGCCGCGTATCCGGAGAAACCGACGCAGTCCAGGTTGAGCTGCTCGCCGGTGATGTCCATGCCGGTGAGGATGCCGCCGCCGCGCAACTGCCCCGCGGCCTCCGCCACGATGACCGTGTCCCACTCGCGGAACACCAACTCGCCGTCGGCGCCGATGAGGTCGGCGTACTCAGGCTCGATGGTCGCGGTCAGCCCGCCGGGCCCCGACAGGGTGAACGTCAGCCGGACGTCGGACAGCGGCAGTTCGCGGTGAACCCACGCCCCGGACAGGGCGCGGAACGCGTAGTAGCGCCACATCAGTCGACGTCCGCGACCGCGAGTTCGAGGAAGACCAGCTGCACGTAGTAGTTGGACCAGGCATCGCACCGCAACCTGCCGCGGACGCCCTCGGTTCCCTGCACCTGCATGCGCAAGTTGCACGGCTGACCGCGCATCTCAGACGGGATGAGCTGCTGATCGGCAAGGCCGAAGGACCGACGCTCCCCATTGTTCACGTTCAGGTTGAAGTTGTAAGCGATGGGCGAGGTCTGGATGTCGGTCGGCCCCCCGCCGGTTCCATACCCGAGGGCGAGTCGCGCCTGACCTCGCGCGTCGGTCGATCCAGAGCCGGCCGCCAGGTCTTCCGAGCTCTGGAACATGTTCTCCCAGTGGCCGATCATCTGAACCTGGGTCGCCCACGTGGGGATGGTGATCTGCGGCCACACCAGGTTGGGGGCGTTCTCGAAGTACGTGGTCACGTTCCCCAGCAGTTCGATCGGCTCGACGCCGCGCTGGACGCGCACTACCGTCTCGCTGCGGGGGTTCAGCATCTGCCGCAGGTCGGTGATCATGTCCTGGGTGATGGTGGCCGTGGACGCGGGGATGTCGATCCGGGCCAGCGCCACCCCGGTCGTACCCGCGGGCACCTCGGTGGTGGCGGGGTCGACGCCCTCCAGGACGCGGAAGTAGTAGACGGGGTCGGTGGCCGGGTCGTGCGCCCAGGAGGTGCCGTCGATGTTGGGGTCCTCGACCCGCATGATCACCAGGTCGGACCGGCCGCCCCCGGAACCGGTTTGCGTGATCGGCACCTCGGCGTCGCCGACGTTGAACGCGTAATAGCTCCCCTGGAAGACGGCCTCGCGGCCGAGGGCGACCGCCGCACCCGAGACCACCCGCACGGCTGGCCCGGGCACGTCGAGCTCACGCACCTCCATGTCGCCCGACTCCACGATGCCGTTGCCCGACCGGGTCGCCGACTGCAACTGCAACCGCGCGATCCGCGCGCTCGACTGGGCGCCGTTGACCGCCCAGGAGTCCAACTCCAAAGCCACAGTTCCTCCTAGGGGGTCGAGTAGGCGTCGCGCCAGGCGACCGTGCAGGTGGATTGGCCGGACAGGTCGGTGCCGCGGTAGGCCAGCACCGTCTGCCCCGGCGGCAGGGCGAACGCGGACAGGGAGGCGCCGCGCAGCACCCCGGCCATGGACGCCCCGTCTGAGCGCAGCACGCTGCGCGACCACGGGCGGGTGTCGATCACCACCGCCTGGTCGTAGGCGACCGTGGTGTCCAGGCGCAGGGACAGGCCGGTGCCCACCAGCTCCAGCGACGGCTGCGCCACCGGCCCCCGGATGGTGATGACCGGCCACGACGGGGTGTCGCCTGCGTTGACGACGGCGTCCTGGCGCTGCCCGGCGGGCGCCCACGCGATCGGCCACGTCACCGGCCAGGTGACGCCGGCGCCGCCGGAGGCGACCAGGGTCAGGGTGATCGTGTGCTCCCCGCCCGCCCCTCCGCCGTCGGCGTCGGAGTAGTAGGTGGAGTCGGCGCACTGGAAGTCGGCGACCAGCTGGAGGCGGCCGACGCGCAGCAGGTTGGACTCGGCGACCTCCAGGCGCCGCGGCCGCCCGTAGACGACCACCGTCGGCCCGCCGGGCAGGCGCATGCGCAGCGGCATGACCGCACGCGGCGCCGCCCGCACCGCGGGCGCGTCCCACACCGCGGCCAGGGCCCGCCACGCCGCCCGGCCCGCGGCCGGGTCGGTGTCGGTGGTGAACATCTCCCACACCATCAGCGGCCCGGATCGGGTGTCGCGGCCGAACACGATCCCGTCCTGGCCGGGCAGGCGCACGTCGCCGAGCTGCTGCTCGGCCGCCCCCGGGTCGAAGTCGGCGACGTCGACCGGGCAGTCGGCACCGAAGATGATTCCGCCCAGCTCCCACTGGGATTCGGCGAGCTCCGCCATCACGACCTCCCCGCGAACACGCCGCCCCTGCGCGCTTTGCGCAGGTCGAACACGAGGTCTTCGGCGGCGCCGGCGAACGTGGCCTCGCCGTTGTGCAGGTGCTGGTGGTACTCGCCGATGACGGGGGCCTGCGCTCCCTCGCCGCCGCGGCGGGACTCGCGCAGCGCCCGCCACTGGGCGTCGGTCAGCACCGGCTCGGGTCGGCCCGTGGCGTTGGCCACCAGGGACAGGCCCGGCTGCAGGTAGCCGCCGTTGTCGTAGAGGCCGACGATGCCGCCCTTGGCCTTGCCGCCTGCGGTGGAGTCGTCGGTGACCGGCTTGAACCCGTACCAGGAGGAAAACAGGCCGTTGCGGGCGCCCCGCGCCCTCGATCCGACGACCACACCCGCCGACCCGCGGGACTCGACGTTGACGCCCATCAGGGTGCCCGCGGTGTGCCCGACGCCGGCGTGGGTGATGCCCACAGTGAACGGCGACCGCAACCCCTGCACCCACCCCGACGGCGCACCGCCGCGGAAGGAGTGGGTGGAGTAGCGGCGGAAGTAGGGGCCGACGCCGCGGATGGAGTTCTCGATGGCGCCCATGAACCCCGAGCAGTCATAGCCCCGCGGCCCGGCCCCGCCCCAGATGTAGGGCTTGCCGTGCTGGGCGCGCGCGAACGTCGCCGCCCGGCGCAGCCGCGCCGACGCCGATTCCAGCCCCGCCCACGAATCAGCGCCACCGCCGAGGGAGGAGGCGTAGGCGGCGTCCTCCTTGCCGAACTTGTCGAGGATGCGCTTCCTGAACTCGGCCGTCATCCGGTAGGGGATGCCAGGAAACCCGGCCGTGCCGAACCGGTCGGCGGCGGCGTCGCGCAGCTTGTCCAGCGGGCGGCTCGCCCACGCCTTCAGGCCGCCGGCGATCTCGTCCCACCGCTTGGACATCCACTCGCCGACGATGCCGCCCTTGGCGTAGCCGCCGGCGGGGTTGCCCATGGCGGCCGCGGACACGCCGGACACCTGGTAGTCGGAGTCGCGGAAAGGCCGCAGCGACTGGCCGCGCATCGCCGCGCGGTTGACCGCGTACAGCCGCGCCCGCTCATAGGGGTCGCGCATGGCCTCGGAGACGTAGACGCCCTCGCCCTTGCGCATGGGGACGAGCTGGTCGTCGCCCTGGCGCCAGGTGGAGGAGCCGGGCAGGATGCCGCCGCGGTCGAAGCCCTTGGGGTGGAACTCCTCCAGCTTCTCGAATCCGGGCACCTTGTCGGCGACCTTGTTCCACAGTCCGACGATGCCCTTGTTGTACACCGTGTTGATCATGAAGCTGATGGGCGCCTTGGTGATCGACCGCAGCTTGTTCCAGGCGGTGCGGATGCCGTCGCGCGCCGTCTCGAAGGCGTCCTTGACCCGGTCCACCCCAGAGCGCAGGGCCCCGAAGGCGGGTTCGATGTGGTTCTCCCACACCGACGTGATCGTGGAGCTGATCCCGTTCCAGGCGGGTTTGATCACCGAGTGCCACAGCCACTTCGCGGCGGGGGCGATGACTGAGCGCCACACCCACACCAGGGCGTCCAGGACCGGCTTGACCTGGGTGCGCCACCACATCCCGAAGAAGCCGCCGATCAGCGAGAACACCGGGGAGATGACGTTGGACCACAACCACTGCGCCGCCGGGGCGATCACACTGCGCCACACCCACACCAGCGCGTTGAAGACCGGCTCCACCTGCGTCTTCCACCACGCGGTCAGCAGCGCCCCGATGAGCCCGAACACCGGCTGGAACACGTTGGTCCACAGCCACATCACCGCGGGCACGACCACCTGCATGATGACCCAGGAGATCGCGTTGAAGATCGGCTTGAGGTAGTAGTTCCAGTACAGGTCGACCAGGGCGCCGATCCCGGCGAACGCCGGCTGGAACACCCGCTGCCACAGCCACATCACGGCCGGGATGACGTAGGTCGTGATGACGTTGGAGATCGCGTCGAAGGCCGGTTTGAGGGCGTTGTCCCACGCCCACGTCGCAGCGTCGCCGATCGCGCGGAACGCGGTGTCGACGAGGTTGCGGAACCAGTCGATCTTGTTGTAGGCGAGCACGGCGGCGCCGATCAGCGCCGCGATCGCCAGCACCACCAGGCCGATGGGGTTCGCGTTGAGGGCGGCGTTAAGCGCCCACTGCACGCCCGTCCACGCGATCGTGGCCAGGCGCACCGCCCGTTGGGCGACCGCGGTCGCGATGGTGGCCGCCCGGGCGCGGGCAGCCGTGACAGCCGATCGGGTCTGGGCAGCGGCCAGCGCCCCCCACGAGCGGGCCGACGACAGGGCTGCGGCGCCAGCGGTACGCGCCGCGTTCGCCGCCGCCGACAGGCCCGTGCGGACCATGCCCGCACCCGCGGCACCGGCGGTGCGCAGCCCGTTGGCCGCCGCGGTCGCCCCGGCGCTCAGTCCCGACCAGGCGGCGCGGCCGGCGTTGGCGACCGCGGTCGCCCCCGCACGGGTGGCGTTGGCGGCGCCGTCCCACCCGCGGCGCAGCAGCCCGCCGAGGGACCCCATGCGCCCCGAGAACGCCGACTGCGCGACCTGCGCGGACTGGAACCCCTGCACCATCAGGCTCATCGGCTGGCGCAGCGCACCGAACCCGCGGCCCAGCAGCCGAGTCGCGCCGACGACCGCGGTGGCGGCCGGCGCCAGAGAGCCCAGGCGGCTCAGCAGCGGCGCGAGCACGATGGACCACGCCAGTGCCTGGGTCGCGGTCTCCTGCACCGGGCCCGGCAGCGCGTTGAACCCCTCGACGACGGTGTGCACCACCTGCGCCACGTCGGGAAGAATCATCAGCAGGTCGGTGAAGATCTGGTTGAGCAGGGAGAACGTCTGGTTGAGCTGCTCCTGGCCCTGGGCGCTGGCCGTCCAGGTGGCGAACTCCGCGGTGAGCTGCTCGATGGTGTCAAGCAGGGACGCCCCGTCGTCGGCGGCGGCCCCGAAGATGTTGCCCATCGCGACGCTCAGGTTGCCGCCGATGTCCCACAGCTGCGACAGCACGCCGACGGCGCGGTCGACAGCGTCCGACATCGCCTCGGCGCCCCGCTCGGACGACAGGAACGCGGCCGCAGTTTCCAGGCCGCCCGCCGACCACTCGATGAACCGGGTGGTCAGCGGAAGCCCGATGTTGACGAGTTCGGCCAGGACCGTCATCAGCGGCTCCACCGACCCGCGGAAGGCGTCGGTGGCGGTGGCGGTGCCGGTGAAGATGTCGGCGACCTGCCCCCGGAACAGGGGTGTGCCCGCGGCGCGGGCGGCTTCGGCGGCCACCCCGTTGAGGGAGGACGCGACCTCGCCCATCCCCGACTCCAGGACGGGCAGGCCACCGTCGGCCAGGGTGCGCAGCTGGGAGTCCAGGCCGTCGAACAGCCGGTCCTGGACGGCCTGGCGGATCGGGGAGAACTGCTCGGCGACCCCGTCGAAGGCCCGCACGAACTCCTGGGCCTTCGGCGACAGCTTGTCCAGGGCCTCTTCGAGCTTCTCCGCGTCGCCCTCGGCGACCGCGGCCATGGCGTCGCCGACACCGTAGACGCCGACGGCGAGGGTGCCGACCGCCGCGCCGGCCACCCCGGCGGCCGCGGGGATCGCCAGAAGCGCCCCCGTGGCCGGGGCCAGGGCGGCGGTGAGCGCGGTCGCGCTTCCGGCGAGGCTGGCCACCAGGGTGGTCCCGGCGGAGTTGCCGACGGTGCGCACCGCGCGGGTGATGGTGGAGTCGGCGGCCGACGCGAACCGCTGCCCGAAGGACTTGCCGGCGGCGGTGCCGTGGCGCGACGCCGAGGCCGACATCGACCGGCCCAGCACGTCGCCACTGGAGTCGCCGATGGTCTTCGCCGACGCCTCGATGTTCTTGCGCAGCTGCGACGCGAAGTCCTTCATCGACGGCAGGACGTCGACCCACACCGCACCGACGGTCGTCGCCATAGAGGGGTCACCCCCTCGCTGGCAGCAGCTTCGCTTTGAGCTGGTCGTGGCGGGCGCGGGCCTCGGCTTCGCGGTCGCGCTCCTGATCGGCGTCCTCACCGGGCCGCGGCAGCGGCTGGGGCGGCTTGTACTTGCCGTTCTTGGAGTTGACGGCGGCGGTGAGCGCCACCAGGGACCGCAGGGCGTCGGCGGCCTCGGCGAGGATGTAGGTGTCGTCGCCCCAGGCGTGGCCGCGGGCCGCCCGATGTAGCGCCGAGTCCGGTGGCAGGTGCTCCACCAGGACGCGCAGTTGCCGCAGCGAGCACCGGCCCTGGAAGTACACGGCCAGCCAGTCGCGCTGGTAGGTGGCGATCAGTGCCGCTTCGACCGCTTCGGGGTGCTCCCCGAGCAGGTCTAGGACCGTGTAGGGCCCGACTTGCCCTGGGCGTCGCGGATGTCGTCCTGCAGGGTCGCTGACACGTCCACCCACATCAGCATCACGTCGGAGCTGGTGCCGCCGGCCGCGGCGAACTTCTCGAACTGCTCCTCGCCGAGGATCGCGCGCGCCTTCTCGCTCTCGGAGTCGGACTGGTCGACGGCTTCCTTCCATGCGTCGGGGGCGAACATCGGGTGCGGCATGAACCACTCGGACCCGAAGGCGTCGAAGGGGATGACGACCAGGTCGGCCACCTCCTCCCCGTCGGGGAGGGTGAACGGGCGGGTCTCGGCGCCGGTGGCCTCCATGTACTTGGACTTGACCGACTCCAGGGCGCGGCGCGCCTTGCGGTTCTTCGCCATGGTGTGCTCCTCATCGGGTGGGCCAGGGTGAACCAGCAGGGCGCGGACGGCGGGGCTCACCCAGGCCGCCGCCCGCACCCCGTCATCAGGACCCGGACGCCAGCGCGCGCCAGCCCGGGCCGTCGACCCAGGTGCGCACCGACGTGCGGATGGAGGAGTCGCGGTAGGCGGTCACCGTCACGCCGTACTCGACCGCCTCCTCCTTGTTCTGGGTCTGGTCCTCGCGCTCGGTCACCTTGCCGCGGGGGAACAGCTTCACGATGTAGATGGGTTCGCCCTGGTAGGTGTCCTGCGCGACGAACAGGTACCGGCGGTAGTAGCCGACGGGGTTCTCCGGCTTGTCCCACTCCCACGCCTCGCCGACGTCGCCGAGCTCGTCGAAGGGGATGTCCTCATAGATCCCGACCGAGAACGGGTTGGTCTCCTGCATCGACCACGACGCGGTGGAGGTGTCGGAGGTCAGGTCGGAGCGGGTGGGCTCGGTGGCCTGCCACGACTGCAGGTCGGAGGACTCCGACTCGCGCGGGAAGCTGGCGCCGTCGGCGTTGATGTAGCCGACGTCGCCGTACCCGGCCGGCAGCGGCAGCAGTTCGCCGTCGGCGTCGAACAGGGCGGCGGTGTCGAGGAGGGGGATGCTCTCCTCGGCGACGAAGATGGACCCGTACAGGGCCTTGCGGATGAGTTCGGACCGCCAGTTGGAGATCTCAGCGACTCCAGGCATGCCTGCCTCCTACATGGGAAAACCCCGCACGGTGGCGGGGCTGGTTGATCGGACGGGAGTGCCTCAGGCAGGCGCCTGGGCGCGGCAGGTGAGCCGGAACGTGGTGATGGAGCGGCGGACCGCGGGGTTGGCGTAGGGGATCTGGCCGGAGCCGTTGACGACCTCGACGTCGTCGACCGTGGTGCCGCGCACCGACCGGCCGGGCAGCGTGCGCATCTGCGCCCGCATCGCATACGTCAGCTGCCACATCGCGTCGCGGGTCGCGGCGAAGACGTCGACGTCGACGTTGGCGTGGTCGTCGACCGCGCGGCCCTCGAAGCCCCCCTGGATGCGGATCACCCGGATCACCGGGAGCGCACCCACCAGGTCGGCGGGCAGTTCGTTGAGGACCCGCACGCCGAGGGTGTCGGCGAGGTAGTCGCGCACCACCTGCTCGGCGTCGGGGAACGGCAGCGGGGTGCTCACTTCGGCACCTGCACGTTGGCGGCCTGGCCGATGATGCGCAGCCGGTCCACGCCCTCGTCGCCGAACTCCTTGGCGGTGGCCGTCCCGTGGTCGGCGATGATGCGCGCGTAGGGGCGCCCGCGCGGGCGGGTGCCCTGCTCGGTGCGGATGGAGTCGGCCAGCTCGTCCTCGCCGGCGGCGCGGGCCGCGGTGCGGGCGCGCGCGGCGATCGGCAGCGCCCGCTCGGGCAGCACGCCCCGGATTTCGTCGGAGCGCATGAGCTCACCGATGCCGCGGTAGGACGGGCGGAAGCGCACCTTGGACTTGGCCATCAGCCGGTCACCCTCCTCAGCACGATCTCGGTGTGGGCGCGGGCTCCGGTGGGTGAGCGCCAGTGCTCGGGGTCGCCGTCGACCTCGAACTCCCGGCCGCCCCAGGTGACGCGGTCGTCGGCGTCGACGACCATGCCGGGCGGCCCGTACACCCGCCACTGGGAGGTGACCCGCACGGCGTTGTTGTCGTCCTCGCTGGTGGTCACCGGCTGCACCCGGCACGGGAAGTACGGGACGGGCACGTCGTCGTAGCGGTCGTTGCCGCGGTCGTCCTGGCCGACCACCTCGCGGCGGATCACCGTGACCGTGTCCGAGGCCCACGACGGAGGCATACGGGCACCCCCCTACGGCCGGTTCACGAGCCGGTAGCGGTCCAGGACGCGGCGCTCGGCCGCGGTGAGCATCCCGTCGGCGCCGGAGTCCTCCGACCCGCCCACCGTCGCGTAGCTCACCGACTCCCCGCCGGCCGACTCCGAGCGCACGCCCGTGGGGATCTTCTCGCTGCGGGCGGCCACCCCCGCCAGGACCACACCGAGCGCGCCGGGCGGCTCGTCGTAGCCGGAGGCGTAGGTGACGCGCACGGTGCGCGGCCCGTCGGGCCAGCACCCGGTGCGGATCAGCCACCCGCCCTCGGAGTAGTCCCACCCCGAGGCCACCGGCTGCCACGCCTGCGCAGCGTGGTCGAAGGCGTCCCGGTACTCCACCGCAGTCACGTCGGTGACCATCAGGGAGGACAGAGCGATCAGGCCCCCGCCGGAGGCGTCCACCGTCTCGGTCACCGTCTCGCGCGGCCACACGTGCCACCCGCAGTAGTCGCGCACCGCCTCGGCCGCGGCCTCCAGTGCGTCGGCCGCCTCCTCGTCGGTGATCACCAGGGGGGCCACGCGCCGCCGCAGCCGGGCGAGGAGCTCCTCCTGGCTCGCCACGCGGCTACCCCTGCGACTTGGCGCGCGGGGTGGCGGCCTTGTTCTGCGGCCGCTTGGCCTCGTTGACCCGGCGGACCCGGGCCGGGTCGGCCTTCTCGGCGCGCTCGCGGTCCAGCTTCATCCGCACGGTGACGCCGTCGCTGAGCTCGACCTCGTAGATGTCCAGCTTCGCCATGGTTTCCCCTTCCAGGGTGGGCGGGGCCCCGGCGCGTAGCTGGGGCCCCGGGTGGTGGTTAGGACCCGGACCCGGCGAGGGTGACCTCGCAGAACGCCGCCGGCTGGTACACGGCCAGCATCAGCCGCTCTTCCGCGCGGATCGCGACCCGGTTGAACCGCCAGTCGTCGCCGTCGGTGTTGGTCATCTCCACCGACACGCCGCCCTTGCGCAGCACCTGGCCCGCGGTCGCAAACGACCCGACCAGGGCGGTGCCCTGCGCCATCGCGGAGGTGACCACCGTGTTCTGCTGCCACAGCGCCGGGTTCATCCCGAAGCCGCCGTTGCCGTAGGCGCCAGTGAACGGGCCGCCCGCGTAGTACTGGCCGTTGGCGTCCCGGGACAGCCGCATCGCCTGGTAGTCCAGCGGGTTGACCACGACGGCGTCCACCGGGAGCTGGGTGGCCAGCTCCACGTTGGTCATCGCGCGGAAGATCGCGTCGATGTCGTCGTCGCCGCCCGCGCTCGTCTCGGTGAGAATCCCGCTGCGGTTGAGCAGACCGGTCAGGTTGGTGCCGGTGCCGTCGCCGTTGAGGAGCTGGTTCTCCTCGGTGATCGCGAGCAGCCGCAGGAGCTGCGACTCGATCACGCTGGTCAGGTAGGGGACGTCCTCCAGGGACTCGTCCGACATCTTCGTGATGCCGGCGAGCTTGGTGAGGTGCTCGACCTCCGGCTCGAACCCGAAGTCGATCACGGGCTTCTCGCCGAGCTCGGCCACGGTGGCGAACCCACCGGTGGTGGGGCCCTGAACGTAGTAGGTCAGGGTGGTCGCCGTCATGGAACCCGACCCCAGCAGCGACGCGACCGTGGGGCGGCGCAGCACGTTCTCGACGACGCGCCCGTACTGGGTCTGCACCAGGCCGGAGTCGGCGGGCATGCCGGTGGAGAAGTCCTTAGCGTCGAACTCCACCGTGCGGGAGGAGAACCGGGTGCGAGACTTCACCGAGGCCACCGCCGAGGCGTACCCCGGGTCCGCCTCCAGCTTGGCCTGCACGCCGTGGGCGGCCGGAGCCTTGGCGGCGGGCGCGCCCGCGGGGACCGCGAACGCCTTACTCATCAGCTTCTCGGTGTCCTCGGCGGCCTTGATTTGGGCCTGGAGGTCGTCGGCCTTGCCGATCAGCTCCTCCACCTGGGTCTTCTCCTCGGGAGTGAAGGCTCGGGCCTCCTCCTTGGCCTTGGCCGCGATCTCCTGGGCGGCCTTGAGCGCGGTCTCGCGCTGCTCACGCAGATCCATTACTGCGCCTTCCTTGATTCGATTTCGAGCATGGCCACCAGGGGGTCAGCGGCGAAGTCAGGCATGGGCGCACCCGATTTGCGGCGGTCCTCGTCGTCCTCGCCGTCGTCGTCGGGGTCCGGCTCCTGCTCCGTGGCGTCGTCGTCCTGGTCCTCGTCGCGAGGCTCGTCGTCCTCGCGCACGTCTTCGTCGTCGTCGCGGCGCGCCTTCTCGCCGTCCAGGGCGGACAGCACCCCGTCGATGCCGGCGATCGCCGCGGCGAGCTCGTCGCGCGCCCCGCGCAGCGACTCCTCGTTCTTCGCCGACAGCACCCGGCCCGCCTTCACCTGGATCGCGTCCAGGGCGCGGACCCCGGCGCGCGCGGTGCGCTCGCTCAGCGTCTTCACCGCTTGCAGCTCGGTCTCGGGGTTCGCCCCCACCGGCACCACCGACACCTCAAAGAGGTCGAGTCGGTGCAGTTCGAGGACGTCCTGGCCGTCCTTCTGGCCCCACTCGGCGTCCTGGACGGCGTAGCCGAACGAGAACTCCTTGACCCTGCCGCCCTTGAGCAGGCGGTACACCTGCGCGGCCTTGGGTGAGTCCATGTCCAGGCGGGCGCGCACCTGCAGCCCCCGCTCGGTCTCCTCAGCAGCCAGGACCTCGCCGATGTTGAAGTCGGGGTCGGAGAGGTTGTGGCCCCAGTAGACGGGGATCTTGTAGCCCGACTCCGCCCACCTCGACAGCGACTTCGAAAACGCGCCCGGCTGCACCACGTCGCCGTAGGAGTCGATGTTGCCGAAGACGCTCACCAGGGCGTCGAACTCGCCCTCGCCCAGCCCGTCGTCGTTGGCCGTCGTCTTGACCCGCAGCGCGGGGGCGTCCTTGGTCAGCATGCGAACCCTCCTCGCGGGGTCACGGAACCTGGATGGAGATCTCCACGGCGCACTTGCAACCGGCGCGCTCATCGGGCGCCAGCACCGAGTCGGCCGGCCACATCGCGCCGTTGGAGAACGGCTCGTCGACGGGGACGGTCTCGCCGTCCATCGCCCGGTGGGAGCCGCGGGGGTTGCGCGAGCGGGTGCGCCACGTCTTCTCCGCCAGCGCCCCGTAGTCCTCGCCGAGCTGGCGCACCGCCTCGGTCGCACCGAACCCGGACACGGCGGTCGTCAGCGACGCGGCGGCCTCGCCCGCGCGCTGGGACAGGATCACGTCGAACACGTGCGCCAACCGCGCCTCGGGCGGCACCGGCTGCCCGGTGTCGTCGAGGCGGTCGGCGTCGGCGAGGGCGGCTTCGAGTTCGAACAGGGTGGCGCCGTTGATGCCCTCGGCCACACCGCCCGACATCTTGGCCAGCCACGCGGTGGTGCGGTCGGCGTCGTAGGCATCGCGCCCCATCCCCAACTGGTCGAGCAGGGCGTGGGCAACGGCGGTGGAGGCGGACAGGGCCAGCTGCAGCAGCAGCTCGGCCAGCTCCGCGGTCCAGGTGTCTCCGTCCCACCCCGGGACCTGCTTGACGCGCACCGGGCCGCGCTTGGCCGACCCGTAGGCGGCCAGCACCGCGTCGCGCTGCCGGGAGAAGAACGCCGCCAGGCGCTCCTCATACAGCCGCTCGTAGGTGTCCGCCCTCACCGGCCTGGCGCGGACGGTCCGCGCTTTTCCCAGCACCACCCCGCCGGTCTCCCGCGGCCGCGACTCCGACCCCGGATCAGGAGGGGGCGCGGAGTCGCGCGGGTTGGCCTGCCCGCCGATGAGCACGTTGAGCGGGGTGACGAGCTCCTCGGCGTCGCCGCCGAGTGCCGGCATGTTCTGCAAGGCGCGGGCCTCATCAGCGGTCATCCACGGCCGACCCACCGACGCCTGGAGGACCGCGGCCTGCTCCTCGAAGGACCCGCGGAGCTTCTCGGCGAGGTTGAACTCGACGTAGCGGCTCTCCGGTTCACCCAGCCGGGGCAGCAGGAACGAGTTGAGCCGGTCCTGGATCATGGTCAGCCACGGCCCCAGGGAGTCGCCGTACAGCATCCGCCGGAACTCGCGCACGTTGGAGTAGTTGGCGTTGTCCAGCACCCCGACCATGGTCGGGTTCACCTGGTACACCGAGGCGACGGTCGTCAACGACAGGGTCGCGGCATCAACGAACTGGTCCTCGCGAGCGGAGAACGCCGTGCGCTCCAGCGTCATCCCGTCCTCAAGGATCGGCGTCCCCCCGGCCCCCGGGCCATCAGCCGAGTACTGGTTCTGCCATTCACGGCGGAACCGCTCCTTCGCCTTCGCCGACCACTCCGGTGCATCCGCCGGGCGCTTGATCACCGACGACACGCGGCCGCCCTTGCGCCACACCTGCTCGCGGTAGGTGTAGGCGTGGATCTGCTCCGACAGGATCAGCTTGAGCGCGTGCACCTTGCTGGACCCCTGCGAGGGGTCGGCCGGGTCCCACCCGTGGAAAACGATCATCTGGTCCGCGGGGATGCTCATGGGCTCCGCCGAGTGCGGCGGCTGCACCAGGTACTCCGCGGGCGCGAACACCGTGCCGCCCATGCCGATCGGCCCCCACGCCGCGGGGATCGGGCGCACCATCCACTCCCCCGACGGGGAGCGCGCCACCCACCAGAACGCGATGTCGTACAGGGCCAGGTCCGCCACCAGGGCGTACACCAGCTCATACAGGGTCTGGTCGGGGTTGGGGCGGCGCAGCAGGGACGCCAGCGGGCCCGCGGCCACCCGCCGCCGGTCGGTGTCGGACACCCGGTCATAGGAGTGCAGGCCCAGTTGGGCGACGTTGCGGGCGACGAAGTCGACCACGGTGCGCAGATGCGGCTGGGAGCGCCACAACTCGGCGGGGTCCATCCCCATCACCACGGCCACGTCCAGCGGGGAGGTCTGCCACCCCTGCACCCGCCACGAACGCTGCGACGGCCTGGAAAACAGCGATTTCACGCGCATCCAGAGGCCCACGGTCACCTCCAGATCACACGACCAGAAGGCCGCCGTCCTCGTCGTCCTCGTAGGCACTGCGCCGGACCGGAGCCCGGTTGCGCGCCCGGTCCAGTGCCATCACCAGAGCGGGAACGCCGTCGATCTTGTCGCCTGAGTGCTTCTTGTCGGGCTTGACGTTGTCCGACGCGTCGGTCGCGACCGCGAGGTTGTCGACCATCCACCGCATCACGGGGTTCCCGCCGTGGCGCAGCAGAGGCTTCTTCGCGGTGCCCTGCCGCAGCAGTCGGGAGAGCTCCTTCAACGGGGGCGACATCGACACGAACCCCTGCCGCATCGTCACCATCGGCGCCGCGTCGTCCACCAGGTCGTTGACGAGCTGGGTCGCATTCCACGGGTCGTAGGCGATCTCCCGAACGGAGAAGTCCTCGCGGTCCTTGTTGATCGCCGAGCGGATGAAGTCGTAGTCCATGACCTCGCCTGGCGTGACCGCCAACCAGCCCTGCCGCACCCATTCCTCAGCGGCGTTGGCGGTGCGCTCATTCAGCCGGGGCATGTTCGCCTCGGGAGTCCAGACGCGCCACAGCGCGTCATAGCCGCCATCGGCGTCGGGGAAGACGAGGCAGAACGCCGACAGGTCGGATGTGGCAGCGAGGTCGAGGCCGCCGTAGCACTCCCGGCCTCGGAGCGCATTCCGGTCCACCAGGCCGGCGTTGCGGTCCCACACCGGCAGGTCGATGTACTTCGTCTCCTGCTTGGTGCGCAGCCCAAGATGCAGGCGCAAGAAGCGTGCGCGCTCCACTGGGTTGTCCTGCGCTTTGGCCGCAGCCTCCTTCATGAACGCGCGCGTCGGCGACACCCCGTATCCGGGGTTGGCCTTGCGCCACGTGGCCTCCAAGAACGGGCGGTCGCCCTCTGCGTCCTCGGCATCGGCGGCGAACACCACCGCGAACTGGCTCGGGTTGCGGATCGTGCCGCGCGCCAACTTCTCCACGTAGGCGCGCTTGTGCGCGTACACACTGTCGGTGCGCCCGTCGTCGGCGGTGGTGATGGTGATGATGAGCGGCTGCTCACGAGCACCGGTCCCCGACTCCACGGCGTCGATGACATCCGGGGACTTGTGCACATGCAGCTCGTCGACCACCGCGCCGTGGATGTTCGCGCCGTGCAGCAGGTCGCCGACCGCGGCGGCGACCTCGAAGTAGGAGTCGGTGTCGGGCTGGATGATCCGCGACCGGAGCGGCTTTACCCCGGCCGCCTTCAACTGCGGGGACGCAGTGGCGAGCTTCTTGGCGGGGTCGAAGCAGAACCGGGCCTGCTTCTCCGACCCCGCGACGGCCACGACCTGGGCTCCGTGCTCGCCATCGGCAAACGCCAGCACCAGCGCCAGCCCGGATGCGAGGGTGGTCTTTCCGTTCTTCCGGGACACCTCGATGTAGGCGTCGCGGACGATGCGCACGGTGCGGTCCGGTTCGTCCTCTGAGGGCTTCACCCAGCCGAAGATCGGCGCGATCACGTAGGCGACCTGCCATGCATCCGGGGCGAGCGGCCTGCCCGCCCATTTTCCCTGCGTGTGGCGCAGGCATTTCAGTGCCGCGATGACCTTGTCCACCCGGCCCGGGTCGAAGAAGGCCCCTGGCACATCACGAGGCTCGGGCGTGCGAATCGCCGGCGCGCACTCCGGTGTCGTGTAGCCGCGTTCGGACAGGTACCAGGCGACCTCTGGGGAGATGCCCGGGTCTCGGTCAGCCGTTCGCTGCGAACGGGTTCGCTTCGCCACTTCCGCCCGCCTCCTCGGGTCGCGGAGCTCGCGCCCGGGACACGAAGGTGAGGCCGAGCTGCTTGGCGAACTCCAGGAAGGCTGTCGAGTGGTCCCGGAACACCTGGCTGGAGGGGTTCTTCATCGGGCGCCCGTTCTTGTCGTCATACATCCGCGGCTCGGCGATGACGTCGTCGGACGCGGCGACCGCGGCGACGTAGTGCCGTAATGCCAGCTCCAGCGCCGGCCCGTCGCACCGGGCGAGGATGCCGACCTCATCGAGTGCGGGGACGATCTCGTCCCATGCCTTCGACACCGCCTCGGGCAGGTCGGGCTTGTTGGGTGCCGAAGGTGCGACGGCCTCGGCGAGGGTTGCGGGTGCGTCGGACTGCGCGCCGTCGACGGCGCGCAGGTGGGCGGGGAGTTTGAGGACTCCGCGCTGACCCATGGCGACCTCCGATCACTGAGGGCGATAAACCGGACTGAAAGGGCCGGGATCGAACGAAAAACCACCGGGCCGGTCGGCGTTTGCGCAGGTCACAGCGATGCGAACGCCCCTACCCCCTCTGACCTGCAATGACGCTGCGTGTTCATCGGGCGTTCCATCCGCCCGGCGACGTGAGCGCGGTGTGCCGGTCGTGGCAGCGTTTGCACAGGCCACGGCCGTGCTTGGGGTCGGTGGGGTCGAGCCCTTCGGCTTTGAGCTGCCGCAGCGTCTTGGGGTAGTGGTCGGCCACCGTGGACAGGTCGTCGCAGCACACGACGCACACTGGATCGCGTCGCAGCACGGCGGTGCGGAAGCGGGTGCGGTGCAGGTGGCCGTAGCCGCGTTCGGTGCTGGTGCCGCGCCTGCGGTCGGACTGGCGCTCAAGTTCGGGTGCGCACTGCGGGCAGGGTTGGCCTGAGGGCACGGTCTGGCGGCATCGGGTGCAGACGCGCGGTGGACGTGAGGGCACAGCGCCTCCTCGCGGGGGGTCTGCATGGGGC